ACCACATCATTAGCCGCCGCACCCGCCTTTGACAGGGCCGTGAGCTGGGTTATCCGCTGATCAGCCAAGGGTGCGCCTCACCGCGACCGTCCACAGGCTCAGGCTACGGACGGGCTCAGTCGTCCACTTCCTGCAGCAGGTAGTCCAGCGACTGCTCCAGCTCGATGCGGTCGTCATCTTCCTTCAGGATATAGTTAGCCGGCTTGCCATACACCAGCTGGATTTCATCGGTGGTGACGAAATCAATGGCGCAGCGCACGATGTCGCCAGCTCGCACCTGCACACCGGAGCGATTCACCACTGCGGTCAGGTTGTAGAAGATCGTATCAACCGTGGGATCAATGTCCTTGTCGGTCAGATACAGGGCTAGATCAAACTCGCTGCCAATCTCCACCCGCTGGATCAGCTGCAGCAGCAGCAGAGACGGCTCAGTAAGCCCGATCGTGCGGTAGTTGAACTCGCACTCGATCCGCCCAGCGCCGCTGATCAGGCCGGCGGATAGCTGCTGGCGAAACCGATCATTGAGGCTTGTGGCGTCAATTGTCTGCCGGTCGGTGTTGAACTCGTAGCCCTCCACCGATCCCAATAGGTTGAACTGCACATCACGCACGCGCACGCTGATCTGCAGCGGGTCGCCGGTGAATGCTGCCAGCGGAATCTCATTGGCGCGGACGTTGTTGACCGCATCGGTGAAGGTCGGGAAGAACCGCAGGCCACCCACGGCGTTGACATGCACGTAGGCCGTGAAACTCTCCTGGGGCGGGTCGGTGCTCTCCAGGCCCCACACGGACGGCGGGAAGAACACCAGCCCACGGGCGTCCGTGGTGCTGATGTCCACCCGATCGCCGATCAGGATGTTGTTGATCGCCCCATCAAACGACAGCCGATTGAGCGACGTGTTCACATCGTCGGGGATGATCTGATCCGACACCCGGCCGATGAATGCCTTGGTGCCACGCCTCAGCTTGACGTTGCCCTTCGTGCCAAGGTAGTGCGTCATCAGTTGGCCTGGTTGATGGCCTCGTCAAAGTCTCCGTCCATCGTGAACTGAATCGGCACCACCACCAGCTCACCTACCGCCGAGCCGATCACGGCGTTGGTGATGTAGGCGTACATCTTGATGTCGTCAATTCCGCCGGTGTCTACGTCCAGCTCCAGAAAGACCCGATCCTGTTCGGTGATGGCGCCCCGCTTGTGGATTTTGGCCAGTAGCGCGGTGAACTGCGTTTTCTGCGCCGACTCGCCCGGCTCCAACCGGTAGTACATCAGGGTGGCGCTGCCCGTTGCGCCCTTTAGCGATGGGATGAACGACCGCGCATCAGCGCCTAGGTCAGTGGTGGGCAGCAGGTCAACGCTGGTTTCCACAGACCAGCTCTGCACCTTCGCAACGGGCTTGCCGTTGAAGATCAGCCCCCCGGTTCGGCCTGTGTAGTAACCCATCAGCTGGCGCCCTCCTGCATCTCAGGCTACTCACCGCACGCTGAGCAGCGGCCCGCTGAACGCCGTGGCGGGATGCCCGCCAGGGGTGCGGGAGCTGGGGTAGGTCACGGCGTCGGGTCGTAGAACGCCTCGGTGGGCGGGGTGAAGGTGCCGGTGCCGTAGAGGGCGGAGTTGCTGAGTCTGATTTGGCTGATGGCGGTGCCGGGGACGTTAATGGCCGAAGGGGTAATGATGATCGGCACGCTGGAATATGAAAAACTTGCCATAGTCCATGACTGGAGAACTGCGCCCTTGTAGTGGACGGTGTAATTAGTCGCATTATGCCTTTGAATGGCAAGATGGTTAAAGGAGCTGGCGTCTGCTGAGCTAATTACATCTTCTGTATTCATGACATATTCGCTTCCGGGGCCAGCAGCTACCGCAATGTTTGGCGGCATAAATAAAGGAGGCGACCCACCATCGGATCGAAGAATAACAAAGACGCCCCCGACAGCGCTTTCAAATCCGAGCTGGACAAACGCCGATTTTGTCGAATCCGAGCCTGGCAACGACGTGCCCAGCCTCCACCAGAATTCAAGAGTAAATGGTTCGGAACCTATGTCAAGAGCGTTGCTAAGATTGCTAAACTCCCAGTATGGCCCCTGATAGTAATCCGTATCTGGTGCGCCAAGCGTGTTAACCCCCTGGAATGTATCAACAACGTAAGAGCTAGGGAACCCAGGCGGATACACTGATGGACTTGAGGCGGCATAATCCGGCCACAAGTCCGTAATCGTCACCCCCTCAATCGTTGCCTGCGGCGGCGGCTCGTCGGGATACCAAATCACCAGCTCTTCAGGCTCCGGCTCGGGCGGCTCCGGCGGTAGCGGCGGCGCCACAATCACAGCATCGCCCATTTCGTCCACCGCGAAAATCTCATCACTGAAATTAGCCACCCGGCTCAGCAGGTTGCCGTCCACCGTCTCGCAGGGATGCTCCAGCGCCTTAACCGTCACCTCCCCTTCCTCGCTCATCGTTACCTCTGTTACCCGAAACACCCGCCTGCGATCAGTGACGGCGCCCAGCACGAACATCGCGCCCGCGTCATCGCTCAGGGCGTTGGCCTTGCCGTCCGCCACCGTCACGCTGGCCAGGGAGCGGACGTTGCCGCCGCTGCGATACACCAGCGCCGCATAGGTGCCGTCGCGGATGCGATCGCTCAGCGGGGCATTGAGCACGCCGCCAGGCATCACCACGCCGGCTGTCATCCGGTCCCAGGTATTCAGGCCCACATCCACGTAGATGTAGGCGCCAGGGCTTACCGGTGTGTCGGTGGGGAAGGTCTGGAACTCAATGCCTCGCCGCACCCATCGCCGCTGATTGCACAGCAGCTTGCCGTAGAGGATCGCCTGCTTGCGCTGGGTAACGAACTGCGATAGGTCGAACGTCTGGCGGATCGCTGCATCCTCAACGGCATCCACCAACCGCACATCGACGCTGGCGTTGCGCGGGAACACGTCATCTTCCTCTGTTTCCCGGTAGATCACCGTGGCGATCAGATCCTGAACGCTGGCGCCGTAGTCGAGGAACTCTTCGCGGTAGGTGCCCTCCAGGATGTTGCCAGTGGTGAACAGCGCCGAGATGTTCACCCGGCGATTGGCGCGGCCGCTGCTGTTCACCGGCACTGCCGGCACTAGCGTCTCCTTCCCGCCGATCTTGCCGAACTCCAGCAGCGAGTAGGGCGCCGCCTCGGCCCAGAACTGCCGCCAGGATCCGACTTCAGCGATCAGCGGATCCATGAACAGTTGGCACCCTAGGCCGCTGTTCTGACAGAACCGCTTGCTTAGGGCCAGGCTTTGCCAGTCCACGCCGGATGGCTTGGCATACCGGCCGATGCCGTTTTCTTTGTCCAGCACCGTGTCAGCGAAGATGTCCGGCGCCCAGCTGGTGCTGCGAGCGCTCTTGCTGTAGGTGCCGTCATCATTCACCACCCAAGAATCCTTACCCTCGGTGACGAACGCCGAGATGCTGCGCAGATCCTGCACGCCGCGGCCGGAGAATACCCCGAATGCCATGGTGCTCATCCGGGCATACTTGCCCTCGGTTGATCTCAGCTGCTGCTCTGTAACGGCCGTGACCTGGAACTCTGGGCCCGCCTCGAAACTGAACTGAATGTCGGTGTCGCTGCGGACGCTGAACAGATCCCACTCATTGGTGAGCACCGGCCCGCGATCCTTCAGCACTGAGCTGATGTCCTTTAGGTTGCCCACCCATCGAAACCGATTGCCGTTGTGCCTAAAGCTCTCGCCTTTGCCGCTGTTCTCAATCAAGGCGATTTGTTTCTGCCCGTTCTGCGCCCGCTCGGCCGCTAGGTCGCTAATCGGCTGAAACTCAAACTCCCACTTCTGGTTGCCGCTGCCGGCGCGAAAGTCAAGGCTAATGAAATTATCGAGATCAGCGGATCTACGGCAGGCGATAATCAGCGGCAGCAGATCCTGAGTAGACCTGCTGAGCGGCCGATACAGCAGCCGGAAGAACGCCAGCCGGGACTTGATGCCGTTGTCACTTGCCTTGTATCCCTCGGGCTCGCTGTCGCCGTATTTTTTCTGCCTTCCCTGGATGCGGCGGAACAGCTTGACCCGCATTGAGAACGACACTATCTCGCAGGCTGTCACCGTCTGATACGCGGCGCTGTCGGCCTTGCACAGTGCCTTGGTGTAGAAGTCATCATCCTTTGCGCCGTTTTCCGGCGCTTTGCTGTCGCCGTAGGGCGTTGACGGGGTGCGGCCGGCAGCGATACAGCGGAACGTGGCCCGCACCTCGTTGTCGTCAAGGTTGGTGTTGTCGGTGATGCTGAGCAGGGCGAATCGGGCAGTGCCCAGCT